TGGCGAAGGTTGGGGAGGAAACTACGGAACGGAAATCAAAGAAGTCGCTTTCAAAGCAAAACTAGACGGAAGCACCGAGTGGAGTGATCTCACCAATCTGCTGACCAACCCGTATTTCAATTCGATCAATAGCAACTCCCCGCCTGATGGCTGGTTTTCTAACGCTTCTTGGGATATCTGTCAAGGATTATCTTCTTCAACCTTATGTGGGTTCAGTCAAAACACTTGGGCTTGGGCGACCCCTGCTACCACTACAACAACTACTAGCACAACTACTACGGTTCCTCAAACAATCGGTCCACCTATGAATTTGACTGGAGAAGTGACTTCTGATGGTGTCTATCTTGATTGGGATGCTCCTAACACCGGCAATGTGCAGCCGGAGCGATATGCGATTTCGTTTAGGATTCCACCAGAGGCCGGTTGGGGTGTTGCTACTGGCAATGTTGGGGATGATAATGCTTTAAATACTTACTACACTTTGCCGTTTAGTTTGTTTGAAAACACAGGCGGTTTAGGTGAGTCTTATGTTTTTGATATTCGTGCGGATAATGATACAATGGGTATATATTCTGGGTGGTCTACGCAGGTCACCCTTTTAGTAGAAGAGGTAACACCATCAACAAGCACAACGACTACATCAACGACATCTACAACGACAACAACCTCCACGACCACGACTACGGTTCCCCCAAGTACAAGCACTACCACGACAACCACCACATCAACAGTGCCACCAACAACCACAGTGGCTCCTACGACGACTTCTACGACGACTTCTACTTCAACCACTTCCACGACGGTGCCTGTAACGACAACATCAACAGCGCCAGTAACAACAACGTCGTCCTCTACGACGACAACAACGAGCACTACGCTCCCGCCACCCGCACCTACCACTACCTCTCCAACTACAACCACCACTACATCGTTGCCACCGACAACAACGTCATCGTCTACAACCACAACGACTGTCCTGCCTGCAACAACGACAACAGCCCCTAGAGCCACAACTACAACAACCACCGTCCCCTTGACGCTTGCAGAGGAAAAAGCTGAAATAGCTAAAGTTGAATTTGAAGAGTTGGGTATTGATACCGAAGGTGTTGATTTATTAGAAGTTGATGATGCTGAGATTAAAATTGTTCAGGAAATAGATGAACTAGATGAAGAATTAGCGGAAGAATTTTTAAGTGTTATTGACGGTGATGTGACAGTTGAAGAAGTCTCAGTTTTGATTGAAGACGATAATTTTGATGAGATTTCTGATGATGCAAAGGTTATTCTTGCGGCTGCTTTGACTGAGGCTGATGATGAAGTTAAAGATGAGTTTGAGGAGTCTGTAAACATCTTTGAGGATGAGAGTTTTAATGATTATGTCGCTAAAGATTCGAATATTACGACTGAAGAGCGACGCACTGTTGTAGCAGCCACGGCTGCTGTTGCGGCAACTGCTGGCGCTGCTGCCGGTCCTTCTGGCCCTAAGACATCTGGAGGCTCAGGGGGAGGTGGCGGAGGAGGCTCTGATGGCCCACGTAAGCGTGGAAGCTCATCAAGGAGGTCTAAATGATTAAAAAGATTTTAAAAAGAGTATTAAAAGAAAGTTATTCTCTGGCTTGGACTCTTGCTGGCACAGGGTTGGTTTTGATCACCCTGTCTGGTCAGACTAGAAATTGGGGTATTTGGATAAGCCTTTCTGCTCTTGCTGTGCATTTGCTTGCTGTTATCTTTATATCAGAAGACGAATTGTAACCATGTACCTATAGTTGTTTTTTAGGTATAATAGTCTTATGAGAAATAAGTATTGCGGATGCAATTGCAGATGCGAAGAGCGTTGCGAGTGCGGTTGCGATCTTTGCGATTGCTGAATGGAGATTTAAATGGATGATGTCAAGATTAATACAGCTAAAACGCTGACGTTGACTCTTCCTTCGGACGCAGACTCTAATGCTGTGAGTGTTGTTTTGACGCATGAGTTTGGTGACGTTGTTCAAGCTGCTACTGCTGCAACAAGGTCTTCTGAGGGGGTGTATACGATAACATACGGTCAGCAGGATTCGGGTATATATGTTTTGAATTCTGCTGGTAAGCATAGAGCTGATTTTACTTATGAGATATCAGGAACTCAGTATTCTCAGTCTCAGTACATTAATGTTTACACTCCTTATATAAATTGGGCTGAGTTCTCTGCAAATCACTCCGAGCTTTCAAGCTTTGCTTCAAGGTTTGATTATTATGAGAAAAGAGCCAGAAGTGTGATTGATACTTTTTGTGGTCAATCTTTTGAATACTATCCAAATAAGAGTTTAACAATTGATGGGTCAAATCATACAGCTTTGCATTTGCCTGTTGCTATTAACACTTTAAGAAAAGTGACAATTAATTCTGGTGATTCTGATTCTGAAATTATTCATGATTACGCTGATAGCAGCTTGTCTAATATTGAAAAGGTTAGAAAGCCTTTTAACTTTGAGGCTGCATACTTTCTAAGATTTAAATCTAATGTTGTTCAAACAAACAGTTCAAGAATTATGGGTAAGACATTCAAAGAGCATTCTGACTATAAGATTGAAGGGGATTTTGGCTGGCCTGAAGTTCCTTTGAACATTAAGCAGGCTGCTGATTTATTGATTGAAGATTTGATGAATGACGATTCAGAGTATCGTCGTCATGGTGTGTACGAGGTTGATATGGATATTCTTAAGTTTAGGATGAAGGATAACTTTTATGAATCAACTGGTAACATTGAAGCAGATATACTTCTAATGGATTACACCATGTTTATTATGGACTACGTTGTCTGATGGCAGTTAAGGGGTATTTGCGATATGTGCAGACTGGTGAGGTTTACGCCAAGACTGTGACTACTAACGCAGCTGGACAGAAGGTCGCTTCTTTTACATTAAGTCAAACTATCCCTATGCATTTCCAGTCACCTAGTACTCAGACAACTGGTGGAGATAGAAGACTGGCCCCGTATGTTGAAAACATTGCGGTGTATGAAGCTATTGTTGCTGGAGAGTATGATTCTATAATCAACTACGAGAATAGAGTTCAAAACATTAAAGATCGATTTGGAAATGTAGTTGAAGAAGGGCCATTTGAAATTGTTGCAATCCAGCCCAAGTTCGGGTGGGGTGGGAAGAAGCATCATATTTGTGCAATTTTGAGAAGGGTGGTTGAGCAGCTGTGATTAGAATTGACCATAAATTAAAATCAAAGGGCGACGAGGTTGATGGTCTGTCTTTGACTACTTTTATAGCGCTACAGGAAGGTTTGAGATTATCTAAGCAAGACGCTGAAGAAAAATTACTTGAATTGTTCGGAGAAAAATCTTCTTGGTTTGATGTGATTATTGATCAATCTATTTTTAATATTCGCATATCTCCAACTTCAGAGACCAGAGCTGATGACGATAAAATGAGATTGTATAAATATTTTATAGATCACCACGGTCAAGAGATTGGTCAGTATGTTAGAAACAGAATACATATAAATACTAGAATAGCATTTAGGGCTGAAGCAAGAGGTGTCGGATATGTCTATTAGCCATATGCCTGTTTACGACATAAACACTTATTTGAAAGACGATTCATCTTTGGAAACCATAGCTGGAAAAGTTATGAATTACTTTCCGGTTACAGCTACTGACAATGAAGCTGCGCCTTTTGTTGTATACTATTATAACCCCTCGCTAGCCGCTCCTGATACTTGGTGGAAGAGGAATGATTATATTAGGTATTCTATTTTTGATACAGATGTTGATCGGCTATTTAAAATATCTGAAAGAATTATTGAGATACTAGGCAGAGCTGACGAAATCTCTGATTCTGGCGGTATTGATGGAACTGATGTTAGGTTTTTGTATTCATACCTGATATCTTCAAATCTGGTCGCACCTTTAGAAAAGGTCGGCTGGTACAGAATGAATCTTGATTTTAGAGTTTGTTCTGTGTAATTGTGGTATTATAAAAGCATATGAAGTATACTACTATTACATACATAGGCAAGTCTGGCGGTGGCTATTTTGCTAGAGTGGGTAAAACCGTTTATGAATTTGAATGGCAGAATGGTGTTGGAATCGGTAAGAGAGAAGACGAAATTCCGTTAGATGCGGCTATGAGAATCGCTAAATGGCGTGATAAAAAAGGCAAAAAGATTTTTGTACTTGAATAGGAGGATTAAAAATGGCAGTTAACGTGTCAAACATTGTGGTCGGTGAGGCCACTATTCAGGTGGGTAACAGCAGTTCAGCCACCGACATCTCCGCTATGGATGCTTTCGATGATATCGGAGCTACCCAGAACGGTGTTGAAATTTCTTGGGAGCCGGACATGGTGGACATTGAGATCGACCAGTACGGTGACGCAGCTAAGTTGATTCAGACGAGAGTGAAGGTCATGGTTAAGACCACTCTTGCTGAGGCTACTTTGAGCAACCTTGCTCTTGCTTGGAACTATGACTCGGTTGGTAGCGATGATGTTGTTGCTAACAACGACGGTGCAAATACGAGCACTTTCCTTTTCGGTGTGCAGAGCGTTTCTCCGTATGAGAAGGCTCTTGTTATTACCGGCAAGGCTCCGGGTACGACTGCTTCGGTTACGAAGGAGCGTAAGTTCTACACCAAGCGTGCCATCTCAATGGCTGCTACTCAGCTCAACATGAAGCGTGATGAAGCTTCAACTTTCGCTGTTGAGTTCCGTATTCTTCCGAAGACGGAAGATGCTGGTTATGAGTACGGCAAGATCATTGATGATGCCTGATCATAATTAAAAACTAAATATCTACGAATACAGTGGCTCCATGTGATATACTCATGTGGAGCCATTGTGCTCGTATAATCAAAGGAGAAAGATAAATGTCAAAGAATAAGGATATCTTTGAAGGAACTACTATTGTTTTTGCTGATGGGGTTGAGAGAACTATTAAGCCTCTCACCATTCGTCAGCTTAGAGAGTTTATGAAGACCGTTCAGGATCTTAACACTGAAGGCGGTATGAGCGATGAGGATATTGACCTCATGGTTAAGGCTGCTGGTATTGCTCTGCGACAAGTTGATCCTGATATTGCAAATGATCCAGATGCTCTTGAGGACATCCTTGATCTTCGTTCGTTTGGCGAAGTCATGGCTGCTGCAATGGGTTCTGACCCTTCTCTCTGAGCGGAGAGGAAGGCGGCTCTGGCGAAGCCATGAGCTGGGAAGACATTCCTCTCCTAAAGTATGAATCGGAACTTCTCGTCAGGTGCGGGGCTTGGAAATCTTTATATGAGATTGAAGACTCCTTAACACTTGAGGAGATGTTTCTTTTATATAGAGCTTCTTCAAATGAAGTCGCTATGGATATGAAGATCGCAGCCGCCTCTCAGGGTGCAGATGTTGATCTTAATGAAGACTGGTATGAGCCAGAAGAAGAGCAGGCTGCTTCTGGTTATGAACTTTCTGCTCTGCCATTTGGTATGGGCTATAGCGTTGCTGAAAGTAAGTAACTATGCGATAATTTATATAAGTAGGTAATTTATGGCTGATTATGACATTCTGATAAATGCCCATATGCAGGGTTTCGTACAGCGTGATATTACCAATCTTTCTAGCAGTTTAAAAAATCTTATTACTACAATTGATCGTGTAAATGATCAAACAAAAAATTATGCTAGATCGCAAAAAGCGTTAAACTCTGCTTTAGGCTATGGGGCCGATGGTCAGCGTGTTTACGCAAAAACCATGCTTGATGCATCCAAGAATGCTGCTGTACTATCCAGTCATTTAAAGATGACCAGAAGGCAGGTCAATGATTTAAATAGCGCTTTCGGCAAGGATATGATAGGTGCCGGATTTAGGAAAGCTATTGGTCGGGCGACTGAGTTTGATACCAAACTTCTTCAGGCGAGAAAGAATCTTTCTAATATTCAAAAGGCTTCTAGGGCTATTAGGTTTACCTCTGCGATTAGAGATGCTCAGTCTTTATCAAAGAATTTGCTGAATGTTGGTAAGAACCTTCAGTATGTTGGTCGCAACCTTACTATTGGTTTAACTTTGCCACTGATTCAGTTCTTTAGGCTTGGTTTGGATTCTTTTAAGCGGTTAGAAACTGAAGTTGTTAGGTTTAATAAGATTGTAGGCCAGTCCACTCTTGATTTGTACAACCAACAAGAAGCTGTGTTGTTTAAGCTGGTTGAAATAGAAAGAGCTGGTTTTGACGAAAAAGTTCTGGAGAAGAGATTCGATAGAATGGGAACAGCTGCTGAAGCGCTGGAAAGAGATCTTGACAATGTTAGCTATAAGTTTGGTGTAGCCAGGGATCTTGTTCAGGGAATTGCTGCTGACTTTGCAACTATTGGTTTGACTGATACGCAAGTTATTGGCGATCTTGTTGAACTTACTGCTGCTATTGAAAAAGTTGGTGATGTTGATATAACAACTAGCCGTGAATTTATTCAGGCTTTGTTCTTGGGTGCCGTTAACACTCAGAACTTTAATCGTGCAATGGGCAGTGGACTTTCAACCATTGAACAGTACCGTTTAGCGGTTGATCAGGTGCGTGGCACTCTTGCTCTGTTTAACACAATTGAGAACAATACTGTTGTTACAATGCAGAAATTGTCTAAAGCAATCCCTGAAATGATTGCTGTGACAAACCTTTATGGTCTAACAACCTCAGAGGCAGCTGCTGCTTTTGCTCCAATGATTGCTGCTGGATTTGAGGTGGGAGCTTCTGGTAACTCTATCAAAGTGTCTTTGCAGAGGCTTGTTGCTCCAGCTAAACAGAACAGGGAGATTCTTGATGAGCTGGCAGGCAGTATTGGTGGATTTAACTTTGAAGTCGGTGTTGGTATTGAGTCTGTCGCTGAGCTGGCAAGATCATTTATTGCATTAGAGAACGCTAAGGGTGCGCAGGGTGCTCTTGAGTTGTATGCACGTTTGTTCGGTGTTCGTCAGGGTTCCAGAATGCTCACTGCTTTTGTTGAGTTGTCTAGGTTCCAAGAGGATCTTGCTAATAGCGCAAGTGAGGCTTACGGCATTGCTAACACAATTGTTGATAACGTAAACAAGGCTGTTATTGAATCTGGTTTAGAGGATGAGCTAAGAAAAGCCTTAGGTGGTGGTCTGTTTACTGCTGGCGATATTGCTGAGCTTGGTCAGATTGCTAGAGTTGCAGGTGATGAGTATGCTAAAGGTTTTGATAGTGGTGGAAGTGCTTTGTATGAGGCAATCACTAAAGGTCAGGCTGAAGCTAATCAGGAGCTTAAGAGCACTCTTGAAGGTGGCGGTGATGTCCTTGATCAGATTAGCAGTCAGGCTGGCAAGATTATTCTGGCTCAGGCAAGAGGTATTGGTGAAGCAAGTTCTGAGTTAAATGAAGAGCTTGAAAGAGCTTTGCAGACACCTGCTGTGAAACTGGCTAGGGCTAAAGAGACTTTTAAGGGGATCAGCAGGGAGCTAATTCCGCCTCTTGTTGATGCTTTGAATTCGTTAATGCCTACTATCAAGAGGATTGCTAATTTTATTAGTGAGATGAGCAATGGGACTAAGAGTTTTATTGCTGGTTCGTTCTTGATGGCTATGGCTTTAGGTCCTCTGATTTCTGTCTTTTCTAACTTGACTCAGGTGATGGGTCTTCTTGCCGGGACGATGTTTAAAACTATTGGTGCTATTTCGAGATTCAGTTTGCTTGGTCGTGGTGGTTTTTCTTTAGCTGCTGATACTCTTGCTGGAGTAAAAAATCTTGATAAGTTTGGTAGCAAATTGTCTAGGATTAGTGAAGATACATATTTCTTTAAAGGTACGAAGAAGCAGTTCCAGAGGCGTTTGAATAGAGCTTCTAGGTCTGGTGGGGGTGATGATGCTGCTGACCTTAGGAGGCTGTTCCGATTAAATCAGATGTTTGCTAAAGCAGCTGCTAAAACAGCTGCTGCTCAGCAAACTCAAGCTTCTTCAACTGTCCAGTTGACACAGGCTCAGCAAAGAAAGATCCTTGCTGTTAGGGGTCTTGCTAGTGCTACAAGGCAACTTGCTGCTGCTGAACAAATCTTGGCGGGTGCTGTTGCGAATGTACACGGCCCGCTTGCTGCGCAAGCTACAGCTATGGCAGCTAAGAAGAAAGCAACGACTCAAGCTTTTGTTGATAGATTGGCTGCATTTGCTGCTACTGAAGCGATTCTTGCTAGCAATGCTGCTGGGATGACTGCTGCTGCTGCTGCGATAGAGGCTCAAGCTCTTGCGATGGCACATCTTGCGGCTAGTATTAAAGGCTTAAGTATTAAAAAGATTGATGCATTGACAAAACTTGCGGCTGCTGGTGGTGTTATACCTGTTGGTCCTTCTACCCCTGTTCGTTCCGCACCTACTTCTGGAGCTACTGGTGCAAGAGCGCCTCCTGCGACTGTTGGTCCTAAGCCTACTCCTAAGCCTATTCCTAGACCTGTTGTAAAACCTTCCGTACCTCCCGCCACAGGCTATCTCGGCACAGCTCTTGCGTCAATGCAGGGTAGTGCAACACAGGCTGCTGCGCAAGCCGCTTCTTCTGCAACACAGGCTGCTGCTCCTGTTGCTGCAAAGGCTGCGACTACTGCTTCTACTAGCGCAGCGACTCAAGCTCTTAAGGATAGTATTAATTCTGCTATTGGTGGTAGAAAGAAGCTTGTTACTGGCCCCACGACAAAAGCCTATCAGAAAGCTATGGCGGGTGCCTCTATGGGCCTTGCAGGAGCCACCGCTGTCCCTAAACCTGCTGTTTCGAGAATCCCTGCTGCTGGGTATGGTCCAGCTTTTGGTAAAGCCCTTGCATCAATGCAAGCGCCAGCCCCGGTTGTCCCCAAGGTGGCTGCTCCTAAGGTAACTGGTAAAGCTGCTAAGGTTGCTGCTAAAGCTGGTCAAGATTTAAATAAGGTTATACAGTCACAGATTTTGCAAGCTTTTGCTAAAGCTGGAAGGGCACCTGCTCCTGAGGTTCTTTACGCTTTAAGACGTATGGATTTTGAAAAAATGGGTTTCAAGAAGATGACTACGAGAAGTATTACTTCTTTGATTGATGACATAAAAGAAGGAGCGTTGCAGTCGCTAACTCCGGGTAGGGCTGGTTTTAGAACTATGGCTAATACTAAGGCATCAGGGGCACTCAGCCGAGGTATTGGTAATTTCTTGCAAGATGTTTCTAGTTTTGATAGTAATGATGGTCAATATGGCAAAAAGGCGGCAGGTAAACTTCTACCCTCCCGTTTTGAGACTCCTCCTGATATGTTCAGATCGATACAGAGAGCAAACTCTCAGGCTATTGCTTTGAATAAAGCATTAACTCCTGCTGTTAAAGCGTCTACTGCTTATAGTTCTGGAATGAAGATTCTAGAAAGTGCTACTGTAGATGCTCATAGAAATTTGCAAGCATCTTCTAGGGCAGCTCTTAAGGCTCGGGTAAAACATGATAGCGCAAACGCTCAGCTAGAAAAAGTGCGTAGAAATATTGTTAGCCAGAGAGGTTTTAGTAGCAAGGTTAATACATTAATGGCGAAGCAGTTTAATATCCGTGTTCAGGATGTAACTGCACAGAATAAGTTGCTATCATTCTCTGAGCAAGAGCTGAGGCAGCAGGTTAAACAGAAATTGCTGACTCAGCAAGAATTAAAAGATCAATTAAAGTTTAGAGAAGTACGTCAACAAGCTGTTGCTATGGAGCTTGCAAACGATGTTAAATATCAGGCAGCACAAAAGGCAGCAACAGAAGCCGAAGCTGAACTTGCTGCTGCTACGAAAGCACAAGCTAGACGACAGAAGACGCTTTTTGGGCTTCAGGGGTTAACTACTGATTTTACTAGAGCGGTTGGGCCACAAACTCCTCGTAGTCTTCGTGGTTATTCGCCTGCTGTTAACAGCCTGAAAGATGTGATGCGTGTTGCAGCGATGCCTACTGACGCTTTCCCGATGCGAGGTCGTAATTTTGCTACACCTGAGTCTATTGTTCAAAGATTTAATTCTAGAGCGGCAGGTCAGATTTCTCAAGGTGTTGCTGATATAACAAGAAGGGCTGAGAAGGCAGTTGCTGGGATGAGCGGTGTCACAAAATCAGATAAGCTTCGTATGGTTGCCCGTGCTGTCGAAAGATATAGAGAGGCACTTAATAACAACCTATTAAATATTACTAAGCAAGCGATTGCCCAAGCTAAAACGCAAGGTCTTACTGGAATGAGGGCTGCTGCTTTTATTAAGCAAAGAATTAATGACAGCCTTCCTGCTGCACAGCTAGCTGCAAGAGGTTCGGTTCCTCTTATTCGTGGTGGCGCTGTCGGTCCTACAGGTGCAGGGGCAACTTTGAGTGGCTTGGGTCTCAAGGCTGCTGAGCTTCAACAAGCTATTGTTGATAATTTAGAGAGGCAGATTGCTGCGGCTCAGGCTGCTGCTAATTCTGGAGATACAGCGGCACAAAGGCAGGTTGCTAATCTTAAGGGTAGACTTGCTGTTCTTAATAGAGAGTTGACGCAACCTCAAATTGATTATATCAATAAAGCAATTGCTGCTTCTGGTGGGGATAGAGCGAAGCTCGCAGAGGCTCTTCGTGAACTTATTGCTGGAGATAAAACTCTTAAGAATAAGGTTAGCGCAAATTATTCAACTTTTGCTAAGAGACTTGCTGCTGGAACTCTTGAAGCTGATGTTGTTGCTATTAAGGTGATGCAGGCTGTTGAAGCCGCATTGAGGGAGATTGAAAAAACTGGTGCTAGCGTTGAAGATCTAGGCCAGACATTAGTTGCTGGTATGAATCCTGTTCAGGCGGCTATTGATGAAGTTCAGGCTGAGACTGTTCAGGCTGCTGCTGTTGCAACTAATGCTATTGATGATATTAATCCTGATCATCTTGCTGTGTATTTCAATGCTCTTTCTGATTCTGTTGGTGTTGCGACTGCGACAGTTGGTGCTCAAGCAGCAGCAGCGTCGGCGGTTGCAGTTGATGCTGTTACTGATGTTGGTGGTGAGGTTGAGCAGCTTGCTTTGAATTTGACTGCTGGTGCAGAAACGATTTGTGCGGGTCTTGGTGGTGCTACTAAGTCTGTTGTTGAGGCTGTTCCTGTTACGATTAAGTCTGTTCAAGAGGTTCAAGATGATTTGGATGCCTTGGCGGTTGCGGTTGGTTTGCTTGGTGAGGGTGTGGGTGTTGCTGTTGATGAGGCTAAGGCTGAAGCAGCAGGTGCTACAGCGGTTGCTGTTAAGGCGATTGATGATATTGATCCATTTGATATTGCGAATTCATTTGCGGTGATGAGTCAGGTTGTTGATGCGTCAGTGGGTGAGTTTACTTATGATGTTGCGAAGGTGAGTGGCAGAATCAAGTTTGCTATCGATCAGAGCAGGGATGAGTTTAAGAAGATTGGTACTACTGCTGCTGTGTTCATTCCGCCTTTGAAGTTGGCTGGTGCTACTGCTGTGAAGGCTATTGCCAAAGGCGGAGGGGCTGCTGTTGCTTTGTTGAATGTTATAGCGACGCAGTTTGGAAAGATTGGAAAAGCTGGTTTTATTGCTGGTATTGGTACAAAGCTTAAAGCTGGTAAAGATAAGGTTGTAGCTGGTGCGGCTGCTTTGGGTGCAGGTGTTCGTGGTGTCGGTAATTGGTTTAGTAATTTTGGTAGGGAGAGCGCATCGTTGTTGTCTCAGATGGCTCCTAGGTTGACTGGTGCTGTTAAGAAGGCTGGTGGTGGTGTTGGTCGTTTGGCTGGTCGTGCTGTTGGCGCTATGAAGATACCAAAGGTGAGTGCTGGTCGTCTGGCTCAGGCTATTGATCTTAAGGGTATTTGGAGTGGAGAAGTTCTTGTTACTGAGTGGGCTAAGATTGGTAAAGAATTAAAGGTTATTACTAATACTTTGTTGCCTCCGGGTTTCCGTGCCAAGATTAAGGCTGCTGCAAGCTATCTTGCTGGTCAGATTAAGGTTTTTGCTGGCCATGTTATTAAGAAGATAGTTTCTGTTGCGGTCAATATTAAAGATTTCTTTGTGTCTTTGACTGCAAGACTTGCGGTGGCAGCGAAGAATATTGCAGCTGCTGTCATGTCTGGGCTTGTCAAGGTTAAAGCTTTTGGTTTGCGTGCTGCTGCTCAAGTTAGAGCGGTTGTTGCTGCTGGTGTTGATAAACTTAAGGTCTTTGCTTCGTTCCTTGCTGATCAAATTAGAAAAGTGTTGAAAGCTGCTGGTGATGGTATCAAGGCTGCTGCTGCTTTCCTTGTAAGAGCAGCAAATACTATTAAGGGGTACGCTGTTAAGGGTCTCCAGTCGCTTAAAGCCGGAGCTGTTGCTGTTGCCAATACTGTTCGTGGATACTACACGACTGTTGTTGGTGCTGTTAAATCTATTCCGGGCATGTTTAAGAATGCAGTTGCTTCTGTTAAGACAGCTGCTCAGTCTGGTTTGAATGCTATCAAGTCAGGTTTTGGTGCTGTAAGGAAGTCTATTTCTGGTTATAACAGGGCTGTTGGTAAAGCGGTTGTTTTGGATGCCCCTGTTGTTGTTCAAGAGGCGACTGCTGCTGTTGTTGCGGCTTCTAAGCCAGTTATTGCTCAAGTTAAGGCTGGTGCGACTCTTACTGCTGGTGCTGTAAAGGTCTTTGGTGCTGCAACCGTTAGGGCTGTTTCTGAGCCTTCGATGGCTATAGCTGATGCTCAGATTGCTATTGGTGCAACTAAGACTTCTCGCAAGATTGAGGCTGTTGTGGGTAGAGCTATGGCTGCTATTAGGGCTGTTACGTCTAAAGCGTCTGCGGCTATTAAAGCTGCTCAAGTTAAGATTGTTACTTCAATTAAGACTGCTGCAACAGCCTTTGTGTCTTTTATCAAGAATGCTGGAATTAAAACCGTAGCTTTCATCAAGGACACTGGGGCTAAAATTGCGGCTTCTATCAGCGCTGGTATTGAGGCTACATATAAATTTATTGGAGCAACAGCTATAAAGATTGTTGGTGGGGTCAGGATTGCTGGTAGACAGGCTGCTGCTGCCATTTTCTATGCTGGTGCTAGAGTTGATCAGTTCTTCTTTAATCTGTTTACCGCTCTGTGGGAGCTTGAGGCTCGTATTCGTGAGCGTCTTGCTCCTATTAAAGCAATGGCTCAAAGGGCTTATAACGCCGTTAAGGTGGCTGGCTATAGAATTGGTCAGTTGATGACTGATCCGGCCAGCATGTTCTTGTTGCTGTCTCTTTATGCTGACAAGGCTAGAACTATGATTCTTAAGTCTGGAAGGCTGCTTAAAGCCAAGGTTACTTCTTTCGGTAGGGCTGTTTATAGTTTGATTGAAAATCCGGGTTCAATCATGTTTGCTCTGAGTGTTTTCTTTGATAAGCATACTGTCGGATTGAGGAAGGCTTTTGCTGCGGCTAAAGCTAAAGTTGCTGGAGCGATGAGTAGAATTAGGCTCGCACAGGTTGCAGTCATTAACAACATTATTTCGGTAGGAAACTCTATTGAGGCATTTGTTGCTGAGACTGTCAGGAAGGTTCGAATTCTTCAGGTTGCTATCGTTAATGGTGTTCTTTCTGCTGCTAATGCTGTTGAAGCTTTTGCTATAAGCGTTAAGACTTCATTTATTAATATGGCTAAAGCAATTAAGCAAGGGGCGCTTAGGGTTGCGCAGTTCCTAAAAGATGCTCCTGCCATGATTCGTGCTGCTGCTAAGTCTGCTGCTGCTTATGTGAAATCTACTGCTAAGGCTGCTGTTGCTTATATAACATCTTCTGCTAAGGCTGCTGCTGCGTATGTGAAGACTGCTGCTATTCAGGCTGCCAAGTCGATTAAGGCACAGGCTGTGCAAATTGCAGGGTTTATTAAAGCTAAGGCTGCTGCAATTAAGGCTTTTGCTGTTAGCACACTTTCCGCCATCAGGGGTTATACAGTTAGTGTTCTTAATTTCTTGAAGACGGTCGGCAAGGTGATGCTCCAGAAGGGCAAGGCTGCTGCTGTTGCTGCAAAGAATATTGCCATTAAAGGTTGGAATGTTGGTAAAACTATTGGTGTTGCTGGATTGACTATCGGCAAGTCTGCTCTTAAGATTGGTTTATCATTTGCGAAGTTGTCGGCTGCTGCGGGGGTTGCTGTCGGAAAGATTGCTTTCCAAACAGGTAAGGCTATTGCTGTTATTGGTTCTGCTTTGGTTACGGCTAAGAGCACAGCTAGGGTTGCTCAGATGCAGGCTGCTGCTCAAAAAGCAGGCACGACTCTTGGTCGTGGTCAGATCTTTAGAACGGCTTTCTCTGAGTCAATTGCTGGCACTAAGGCTATGGTGACGCAGGGTTGGGGCGGTGTGTTTACTGCTCAAAAGGGTCTTTTGAATACTGCTAGGACTTTGGGCAAGACTATTCTTACAACTTTGGGTAATAGCGTTAAACTGCTGGGTTCTCTGATCAAGGCTCCTGTTCAAATTGCTGCTGGTGTCATTCAGATGCTTCAAAAGAACATGGGTGGTCTTTTTGAGATTGGTAAAGCTATTGGTAATGTGTTTAAGAGTATTGTTAAACTTGCGACTGATCTTGTTAAAGGTTTGATGACGGCAGCAAGCCAGCTTGCCAAAACGGTGGTTAGCACTGTTGTTACAATTGGTAAGTCAATGTTTGGTGTGCTGAAGAAAGTTACTAAGCTTGTTACTGCTGGTTTGATATTTGGTCCTGCTATTGCCGGTCTTGTTGCTGTTGTTATTGCAATTAAGAGGCTTACAACGGCATTTAAGGCAACTGGTGATGCTGAAGAAAGAGCGGTTAGTTTGAAGGAGCGTTTTAGTGCTGCTGTTGCTAAATTGAAGGCTGCTCTTACCGCTTTGTTTACTCCGTTTGCTAAAGGTATTGCAAGCTTGTTTGGGCTTAGTTCTGGTGCTGATGATGCTGGTGGTGCTTTCTCGAACTTGTCTGCGCTTGTTCTTGTTGGTATTGAAAAGATTTCGGGTGCAATAGAAAGATTGACTCAATCTGAAGGGTTCAAGAAGTTTGTCGATAAAGCCGTGAGTGCAATGAGGCAGTTAATCAACATTGTTTCGGATATCTTTAAAGGTATTGGTGCTTTGATTTCTGGTGAATCTGAGAAGTCTAGCGAGGCATTTGGTCGGGCGATGGATCGTATTAAGCTTTATATGATGAGCGTCACTCAGATTCTTGCTCCAATTTGGAAAGGTTTGATTGCGTTTATGCTTACAAAGCTTAAGGAATTTATTCCTAAAGCTGTCTCGATGTTTAGTAAGATTTTGGAATTTGTTTCTCAAACATTTGGTCCTACTTTGGTTAAGTATTTTGCAATAGCTATTTTAAAGATTACTGATATATTGTTTAGCCTACCTACATATATTCCTGATATTGTTTTTGCCATGCTTGAAGCTTGGGCTAAGTTCCAACTGTGGTCTGTAAAGATGACTGGAAAACTTGTTACTAAGATTCTATTCACCCTTGTTAATTTGATTCCGGGCTTTGGAAAGATTCTTGGTGAAATGATCGTTCTTCTTGCTAGGTTCCTTGAGGCTGCTGCTGAAAAGGTTGGTGGCTGGGTGAAGTGGCTTGACCCTACTTATTATGCGTCTAAAGGTTTTGAATATTCAACCGGAATTGATATTGGTGATGGTCTTGCCAATGGTATTGCGCGTGGAGTTAGCGCTGGAGCGGGTCTGGTGGGGGATGCGCTGGATTCGTTGCTTGAATATGATTGGAACAATAACGCATTTACTGAATTTACTGGCGGTCTAGAGGATGATCTTAATAAGTTTATGGATATAGGGTTTGATGACGCTTCAGATGCGTTGACTCAGGTTTTTGATTCAGACACTGTTGAGGGTTGGAAAGATTCGATGTCTCAGTCTATTGAGGACGCTTTGTCTGGCAGCAAGGGTAATGTTGTTGATCAGATTAATGAATGGTTGTTTGGTGAGGGTGGTGACATGGATAATGTCACGGGCGGTCTGTCTGGCTTCCTTGCTAATCTTGATATTCCTGAGTATGAGGGCAGCGGTCTTCAGGAGAAGATTGATCAGTTCTTGGATGGTGCTATTGAGTTTAGTAATGAAAAGTTTGATGAGTTTATTGCAAGTATTGCTGAGAAGAAAGAAGAGGCAAGGGCTGAGTTTGAAAGAAAGTATGGTGTTTCTTTTGATGCCCTTCCGTTTAAGGTTGAGAGTGATACTGTTAGAGACATTCGGGAGTTGTCGGAAGATATTGGTTATGCTTATGCTCAGGCTATTGATGCCGGTGGTGAGTCGTTAACTGAGAATGCTGAGAATGCCGCAAATTCTGTTAAGGATGCTTTGCTTGATGGTGCTCAGAAGTTTATTGATGCTGTTGTTGATATTTTGGGTAATGCTATTTCGAAACTTAAGAGTGATTTGACTGAGCAACTTCAGAATCAGAAGGATGCTTATTTGTCGGTGTTTGATGAGCAGATTGCTGCGATTGATGCTTTGGAGAAAGCAGAGCAGGATCTGTTTAAGGAGCAGGAGCGTATTGAGCAGGATCGCCAGAGGATGCGTGATCGTGCGTTGCAGCAGGAGAATTATAGAAGAAATCGTGCTTTAGCAATCTATGAGGGTCGTGTTGATGATGCTCGTATGATGGATCTTGAGCAGAGAAAGACTGATGCTGATAATGCTGCTGAAGATAAGAAGATTAGTAGAGATCGTGTAAGGGAAGAGCAGCAGAGGCAGAGGGATATTGTTCGTGCAATTCTTGAACGTCAAAAGGAAGATGCTGCTAAGACTTTTGATGAGATTATTTCTAATTTTGAGAAGTTTGTTGAAGAAATTGGTAAGCATGGTACTTACAATCAGGAAGAGCTTGAGGCTCAGTTCCAAGCTATTGTTGGTGAGGCTCAGCTTGCTTCTGAGGACATGCTCAGCGCCTTCGAAGATTATTACACTGCAATACCTGATCTGATTAATCAGTACACAGACCCAACGGTTGGGTTCTTTGAAACTCCACTGAATGAGCTGGTTCAGAGTGCTAAAGACATATTTGGTCTTGAGTCTGGTGCTAATGATCCAAATACGATTCTTGGGGCAACTGCTGCGATGTTGTCTGGAATTAATAATCAGTTCACTGATCCTGAAGGCTATCTGCAAGGTCTTTCTGGCGAAGTCACTGCTGTGGGAACAGCTATTGGTGCTGCATTTGATGCAATAGTTACGGATGAAATTGAACCTGTTATTCAGGAAATGAATGATGCTATTGAAGCATTTGATCCTGATGGCATCATGGAAGATGCTCTTGTTGAAGCTAACCTGATTATTCAGAGAGAGTATGCCAAGATGCTTGGTTCGACCAATAGCATTGTGGATGATATTGCTGATGGTATGGATGAGCTGACAAAGAATATTATTACTTCTATGGCTAAGATTGAGGCAGCTACTTCTGGTGCTGCTGGAGGTATTAACACTATTGGTACTTCTTTGACTGATGTTACTTCTGGTGGTGACTGGTTGTCTGAGGCTCTTGAGGATGCTCTGTTTGCTAAGGTTGATCGTGGTGGTTACGGAAGGGCATTCGGTGGCTCTGCTGACAATATGAATCGTGCTGTTGCAGCCATGAAAGAGAACATTTTGAACATCACCGGAACTCTTAATAAGTCAGATACTTTAGCGGAGAAGCAGGAGAAGATCAATAAGGAGATTGCTAGACTTCCGCAGGGTGCGATGAAGGCGCAATTGCAGGCTTACTTCGATAAGTTGTTCCGTCAAGGTTTCTTTGGCACTGGAGGCCAGTTTGTTGGTGCTAAGGGTGGTATTGTTCCTTATGGTAAGGGTGGAGTTGCTAGTTATGGTGTTGGTGGCTTTGCTGTTCCGGGCTTCGGCAGCACTGCTGTTCCTGCTATTCTTCATGGTGGCGAGTATGTTCTTAATAAGGCTGCTGTTGATAGAATTGGTTTGACTTCTAAAATTCTTGAGTCTCTTAATAAGCAAAGATTGAATATGGGTGGTGGTATTAGCACTTTGCCTTACTTACCTGATACAAGAGATATCAAGTTTGGTATTCCAAGACCTGACTATGGCAAGGGTGCTGGCATTGTAAATAGCTACAATACTAACAACACAACAAATATCTATGTTGATAATTTTATCGGTGAGGATGAGTGGTTTAGGAAGATGCTTAAAGATTACAATATTAACCATAAGAGAACTGATGACCGTAGATACGGTATAACTGATCCGATCTACACTACTTACAAGGGAGCTTCGTTCTAATGGCTTATGTTAAGTTTTTAAGTTTAGATGGTCAAGAGTTGACTGTTGGTGGTGCTAAGTTCTCTTCATCTGAAACAATTAATGCTTCAAACGTGGAGACTTCTGCGGGCCGTCAGAAAAGGTTTTTCAGTCGTAACAAGAAGAGTCTTCAGGTTCAGTACAACTATATTCCTTCTGGTGAGTCTCATGCTTTTGATTCAAGAAAAGCCAGGGATTATATTTATAGTTTGGCTACTAAGTCTCCTCCTAAGATTTTGGTGAATTATCGTGATGATCCGAATGGGGTTGATGTTGAGTTTTATGGTTTTATTGACCAATATAGTGAGACTATTCTTAGAAGAGATCCTGTTTCACAATGCATTTATTATAATTTGAGCTTTAGTGTAGAGGAGGCGTAATGGGTAGTTGGAATAGATCTACTTATTCGTTTAGCTATAAGCCGGGTTCTACGGATTTCTATGGTAATGATCCTGATTATCCTAAGATTATAGCTAGCGGTGAAGGTTCTGTAACCGTTGTGGCGGTTAAAGCCTCTCTCGCTTCTGCTTCTTTATCTGCTCAGTCGTCAGTTACCGCTGTTGCAAGAGAGATTTTACTAATTCAGCCTGATCTTGATGGTGATGCTGGAACTGTTACGGTAGCTACAGAGGTTCTTAAAGGCATAGTCTTTATTGATGGTGAGTCTTCTGCAACTGTTACAAGCTTGAAGTTTGCGAAGGCGGCATCTGGGATTGCAGTAACTTCTTCTGCTGATGTTGTTGGAACAGAGGTGTTGTTGGGGTCGTCTGCCATTTCTGTGTCTTCAAATTTGACGGTTGTTGGGAGAAGAGGTCAGCTTATTGATTCTGCTCTAAGTGGTTCTGTAACTACGACCATTGATGCTTTGAAGATACCTGCAATTGCTTTGTCTACTTCTGGCTCGCTTACTGTCAATTCGACTGCTTTGGAGATTCTGCTTGCTTCTACTGCAATCACTACTTGTGATGTCGATTTGTCTGCGGTTTCTCTGAAGTTTGCTTTAGGGTCTTCTTCGATTGTTATATCTTCTAATGTGTCTGCTGTTGCTTTGAAATTTGCTAAGGGTTCTAGTTCAACTTCCGGTTCTGGTGATCTTTCTGCTACTGCGCTGGAGATACTGCTCGCCGGTGCAGCTTTAGATCAAACTGTTTTTGTGACAACGATTGGTCGTGAGATTTTGGGGGCCGCATCTTCGATAAATATTTCTACAAGAGTTTTGTGGGCAGGCGCAACTGCGTTCAATGCTTCAAGGACTGGGGAGGATGTCAGAACACCTAGAACTCTTGTTGTGATTGACAATATGCCTTTGTCTGAGCACAATAGAAAGATGACTACAAACGTTGTTAGGTCCTTTGTAGAGAATGTCAATTGGGAATCTTCTAAGTCTAGGTATTACAAAAATGCTAATGGACGTAGAACTTTTGATATTAGTTGGAGTTATTTACCGGGTGAAAGGGATGATACTGCCGATTTAAGGTTTGGTAGGAATAAGATTCAAAGCATAGCTGCCGATCCAGATGTGCATACTGTAAAGATTTTGAATTTTGATACGGATGGGGAAACTCCATATTCAGAAGACTCTTATACCGTTATGGTCACGGGGTATTCGGAGAATCTGATAAGAAGAGATGTGTCTAATGGTGTATACTTGTGGGACTGTCAGCTTCAGTTGGAGGAGGTCTAATGATTGCATCTGATATTTACGGTAAAACTTTTAGTGAAACATTTGATCAAAAAATCTCTTCTCCAGCGCAGTTTATAAAACCAAAAGTTCTTGTTAATTGGGTTGAAAGCAAGCACACTACTGGGCTTTCGACTTCTATTAACACTGAACATCGGCATTCGAGTACAGCGGTCGGTTCTCTTGGGTATTATTTTACTGCTGAACAGATGATGAATGGTTTTGAGAGGCAGTCTTATGCTTGGGGTGTCGCTGATGCAAAAGATGTTGATGGTAATGTTATTAGAGCTGATGGTTCTTGGTATGTTATGCCTAATAATCTTGTTGATAATTATGAGTTTGGGTGGTGGTCTGGTGCTGTTTCGACTGCCTCTTTGCATCCTACTTATGGCGGTTATTCTTTTTCTGTCAGTCCGCAGGTTGAATTTGAGTTTGATGATAGGAAGTGTAATTTAATTAGAGTCTTAACTTCTGAGCTGTACGGTCAAGTTCATACCTACCAGTTGGAAGTTTGGGCTAAAAATTCTTTGGGTACCTCAATTGCAGATCCTTGGTATAACGAGATTGTGACAATGCCGTCAAGTTCATATTATTACGATCATCATTTACCGGATTTGCTAACTTCATATAGTGGTAGTTCTCAAGCTAAAGATACTATTTATAAGGTTAGACTAACAATTCTAAGCACAAGAAATCCTCAAGATTATGCTAGAATTCAGGAAGTAAATCCTATATACCAAGTTGATGTTTCTGACGATGTGGTCAGTTTTAGTTATGATAAGACTAGGGATTTGCATGCTACTGAGCTTCCTATAGCCGGTTCTGCTTCGGGTTCAGTTAGTGTGGATTTTGATAATACAGGTAAAAAGTATAGTGTATTTTCATCATCTTCTGAGTACGGTCCTTATATGAAGAAGAATGTTAAGATTCTGTCGTCTGTGGGCTGGCAGATTCAAAAAACTGATTCTTTGTACATTGATAAACTTTTAAGGAGTTCTATTTCTAACTCTGACACAACTATTTCTATTACTAATGTTGAAGACTTGCCTGCTGGTTCTAGTGGTAATGAGTATGTTGTCGTTATAGATCCTGATAATGAGAATCGTGAGTATGTTTTGGTTGACTCTACTGACAATGGAACTAACCTTATAATCTCGCAGAGAGGTTACAATAATTCCATTGCTAGAAGTCACGATGCTGGAGCTGTGGTTAGATTTGAGTCTTTTGAATACATTCCTTATACTGAGTCTTATGTTGATGAGTGGTCTTCTTCTACCTCAAGCATGACTGTTGGTGCATCAACAAGTGATTGGACTAAGTTCGCTTCTGAGTATATTATTAATGATGGATTTTTTGTTCAAAAGGCAACGCTGCCTGATGCTATATCTAATTTGTTATTTAAATCTAATTTCCCAAATAAAAATGTTAAGGCTTTGAATCGTTTTGAAAGAACTGCTTTAAAGAGCGGTGCGGTGCTGCACATGAACTTTTCTGAAAAAGTTACTGATAG